TGAAGGCCTTCGAGGAATGGCAGAAATCTCAACAGACCGAGGCGGAGAAAGCCGCTGAACGGGAAAAAGAATACCAGGCGGCAGCTGCCCGCAATACTGAGCTCCAACGCGAGCTTGCAGTAATCAAAGCGGGTGTGAAAGCTGAAGACGCTGAGTATGTACTTTTCAAAGTTGGAAAGATGGAAGGCGAGTTTGCCGACAATCTGAAGGCTTTTCTGGCTGAGAACACGAAGTACACCGAGCCCGAGACCACAACGGTTGAAGGGATGAAACATAAGCCACCTAAGTCAGGTGACGACGACGCAATAGTGGCTGCTGCCAGAGAGGCTGCCGGCCTGAAAAAATGAAAGGAACGAAATGGCTCAATCAATCGCATTAGCACAAAAGTTTCAACCTATCCTGGATGAAATTTATAAAGCATCTTCCCTCACCGCGCGCATGGACGCGAAAACCAAACCGGTCAACTTTGCCGGTGCGAACGTGGTGCAGGTTTTCAAAACCGACCCCATTGGTTTGGGTAAATACGACCGCGTAAGCGGTTATCCTGCCGGCCAAGTTGTAGGATCATGGGAAACCTTGACCCTGGCTACTGAACGCGGCCGGTCATTTGTCATCGATCGCATGGATGACGAGGAAACTCTCGGTATGGCCTTTGGAACACTGGCCGGAGAATTTATCCGCACAAAAGTCGTTCCTGAAGTTGACGCCTATCGCTTCAGCAAGTACGCCTCGACCGCAAGCATCAACGCTGCAACTCCTGGCACTCTTGATGCCAATGGCATTATTGCCGCCCTGGATGCTGCAAAGTTGGAATTAGACAAAGATGAAGTCCCAAGCGAAGGGCGTCTGCTCTACATCTCGGACAATTGTTTGAACCTCCTCGAAGGAAAAGTCAGCCGTTTCCTGGGCAATGAGAACGCCGTTGACAAACGCGTGACGAAATACAGCGGCATGGAAGTAATCATGGTCCCACAGACCCGTTTCTACAAGGGTATCACCCTCGATGACGGTGCAACTGTGGATGCTGGCGGATATTCCAAGACCGTATCAACCGGCAAGGATATCAACTTTATGATCATCCACCCAACCGCAGTGCTCCAGGTCGCAAAGCATGATTCCCTGAAGGTGTTCACGCCTGAACAAAACCAGACCACCGACGGCTGGCTTATGCAATATCGCATTTACCATGACGCGTTTGTTTACGCAAACAAACTCAATGGTATCTACCTGCATTGCAAGGCTTAGCCGGATGAAGCTCAGTAAAGTTGTGGAGGAGAGGCCGGGAGATTGGCACCTCTCCTTCCATACTGAGAGAAAAGAGGAAAAATGAGTGAAATCAAATCATTATCCGGCGCAGGTTGGCTCAAGGACGCGGACGACAACTTCCAGTCTTTGAAGTCGCTGGCCGGTTTACATGTAACACCGTTTGTGTTTGACACGGCGGTAGACGACGACGCCGCTGAACCGGCAAGCAATAAGACTGTAGCGGCTCACCCGTTGGCAGTCACAATCCCGGACAACGCCATCGTAATCGGTGGTTCTATTGACGTGATCGAAGCTGTAACCTCGGATGGTGCTGCTACAGTGGCCATCAGTTTGGTCGCCGCTAACGACTTGCTAACCGCAACCGGGAAAGCAAGCTTGGCAATCAAAGCTCAACTGCCGTTGGCAGCTGTTATTGCTGCTCCAATTAAGACTGAAGCGGCTAAGGCTGTGACCGTCACTGTTGGGACTGCAGCTCTCACAGCTGGCAAGATCAACGGATACATCATCTGGATGGAAGGTGAATAATGGCAATTTCAGGAATTGACTGGGTAAGCAAGATCCCATTTGGTGGGACATACACCGCAGTAGCTGGTGATGATAGCGCAAATAAGGCCTCTATCGACACTGGAAAAGCAGACGCGGTTGGATGCATTGTGCAGATTGTACGCGCTGGTGTAGTTGTTGGTGCTGATTCAAAACCAAGTGTGACCGCTGGTGTAATCGCGGTTGAGGATGGTTCGACCTACAAGGTTACTACCGGCGACGTGATCAACTGGATTGTATTTTAGGAAAGGACCAGAATGGACGCATTTATCGACTATCTCTATTACACAGGTAACGGTGGTTCGTCCATCTCTGCTTCTGAATTCGACAGATACGCCTTACGGGCGAGTTACCAGGTGGATCACCTCACGCTCGAAAGGGCGGAGGCGGTTATTACCGCAGAGACGAATTTATCGCTCATTGACCGTATCAAGCGGGCAACGATGGCGGTAGCTGATGTAATGAAGGAATGCTCAGTAAGTCAAGCGAGCTCAGGCATTCAAAGCGAAAAAGTGGGCGATCACTCGGTGCAATATCGAGGAAGTGAAGAACTGCGATCACACGAAGCTCAGGCGGTGCAATCAGCTGTTGAGATTTATCTTGGCCACACTGGTTTGATGTATCCAGGGGTTTGGTGATATGTACGCTCCGCATTCTTTAACTTGGTACGAAGGTCGTCTTGTGAACAACGCCCAGACCTACACACGACACGAGATTAATGAGGTCATGTGGCAAGCGAGCAAGGCGACCAACGTCATCAAGTCGGGGAATTTGGGCGCTGATAAAGCCAACATTTGGGTACCTTCTTTACTGAGTGACGGATCCGAACGTGAAGCGCTCAGTATAAAGACTGGTGATTACCTGGTGAAGGGAATTGTTGAAGATGAAATAACCACGAATTTCCCAATCACATCGTTGATCAAGAAATATGACGCGGTCAAGGTAACTTCCGTAGATCTGAAGGACTATGGAGCGCCTAACATGAAACACATTCAGATCGGTGGCGCGTAATGGCTGGAATCGCATTTATTGAAACGCCCCGAGGGTGGATAAAACATAAGGTCACAGAGGGCGGTGAAGTCACTACTGAGCTGAAATGGAACCCTGAATTTGCGCCGATGCTAAATCAAAATCACAACCGCGCGCAAGTGTTTATGGACAGTGAGGTATTACGGACCTCTAATAAGTTTGCACCAGTTGTCACCTCTATGTTGGTGAAGTCCGGTATTTTGGGTACTGAAGCCGGCACTGGTGAAGTAGCCTGGATCGCGCCATATGCATGGCGGCAATATCACCTGGTGAATCGGAAGACAACCCAGAATATCAACCCCAATGGCGGTCCTTACTGGTTTGATCGGGCATGGAAGATCTATGGTGAACAAATCAAGGCGCGTGCAAAAGCGCTGATCGTGAGGGGACTGTGAGCGACATAAAAGCCGTTCAGGACTTTTTACTGAGCTATCAGAGCCTCGAAGACGATCGCCCCGTGTGGGTGGAAATGCTGGGTGAAGAACCGCTGAGTTATGCCGTCTTTCTGGTACCTGGTAAACAGGTGGAAGAAGACATTATTGGAAACAAGACCGTCAGCTATCCCTTTGGATTTGGCGCGGTGGAAGTGATCGCTGATAACAGCGCGCTTCTGGCGGCTGAATTTTACGAAGCGTTTGCTGACTGGTTGGATGAACAAACGGAATCGGGCAACTTGCCAACGTTGGATACTGGCAAAACCGCAATATCAATTGAAGCGCTTGATACGGCAACGATCATCGAGCGCGCTGAAAAAACAGGGGTGTTTCAGATCCTCTGTAAGTTAGTTTATGAAATGTGAGGAATAACAATGACTGCAACTAAAGCAAAACGATCAACTATCCGGCACTATTTGGATACCAGTGCCAATGGAACTCCCTCCTGGAGCCGGTTGGGAAACGCCGTAGGCGCGGCTGAAATCGCCTACAACCCGCAAACGGAAGAAACCGCGGACATCACCATGGATACCAAGGTTACGGATATTACTGGTTATGCCCGGTCTTTCGCCATTGAAGGTGTGGTTTATCCAGGTGATCCAGTCTTTGACCTGATTGACGGAATGCGCCGGGATATGGCTGTGCTTGATGATCTCAAGGCTGATCTCCTGCATGTTTGGGCTTATTTAGCGCCCACCGTCACAGGTGAGCCTCCATCCGAGGTGAGCACATGGCCTGCTGAGAAGGTTCCTGTGAATGTAGGAATCGAGACCTTTGGCGGTGAAGGCGCGACGGTCGCAAAGATCAAGTACACGTTGTACGATGCCGGGGATCCAGTAAAAGGAATGTTTGAGCCCGTTGCGGGAACTTTCACTCCTGATGCTTAGAAATTACTCAATTATGCCCCTGGAACAACCGGGGGCAGAAAGGTACCAACGGTATGGAATCATTAAAGCTCAAAACTAAGCGCGTTGAGGTCATGATTGATGATGATCCGGAGCGTGTTGTGAAATTCAACCCCGATGATGTTCACCTGCGAGCGAGGATCTATAACCTTGCGAAAGAGGCAAAGCGCAAACAAGACGACATGCAAGCCCAACTTACTGAGTTGGAAACTATAGAAGGGGAGGATTCCCTCGGATTGCCATTGAAGATCGAAACCGCTATGAAGTTGACGGTTGACATTGCCGACTTCTTCATGACGGAAATTGATGTTGCTTTTGGTGATGGCACCAGTGGGATCGTGTTTGCGGATGGCTTCGATTTTGAATCCATGGTGGTGTTTTTGGAATACGTGCTCAGTAAGTTTGAAGCAGTAGGTGCCAAAAAGATTGATGACCGGCTCAGTAAAAGTGTTGCTAAGAAAAAGGTAATGAAATAACCGTGAACATTCTTGTTGACGAGCTCCCTGAAGCAATCGAAATCAACGGCGTTGAATACGCGGTTAATTTTGACTTTCGTTCTGGGCTGGCTTGCATTCTTGATATGGAAAGCAGCGAACTTACCGACGAGGAAAAAGCCATTTTATTACTGAGACGCATTTACGGAGAGACGATCCCGGACGATGTAGAAACGGCGATAAAACTCGCGGTGAAGTTTCTGGATGGCGGGAAAGAGCCACCGGAAGAAGAAAATCCGTTTGCAGACAATACAAAGTTGTATTCGTTTGAAAAGGACTCAGCGTTGATTTATGCCGCATTTCGTCAGACTCACGGGATTGATCTGCAAAAGGTCGACCTTCACTGGTGGCAGTTTTTGGCATTATTCCAGGATCTGGGCGCGGATACGGGCTTTTGTAACCTTGTAAACCTACGCCGACGCGTGAACAGCGGGGAAGCAAGCAAAGAGGAGCGGCAATACGCTCTCAAGCTGGGCGATGCCTTTATTGTTACGGACCCTGAAGACGCGCTCACTGAGGCTGACAGTGAGAACGTGGATTTATTCGACTTACTGAGTAAGGAAGGTGGAATGTGACAACTTACGCCGGTGAAGTAAGAATCAAGACGAGACTGGATGCAGCTGGTATCAATTCCGGGCTCAGTAAAGTAACTGCCATGATGGGAAAGTTAGCGGTTGTGGTTGGTGTGGCTTTCAGTGCGCAAGCGATTATCAACTTTTCGAAAGCTTCAGTTGAAGCAGCTTCGAAATCTGAGACCGCATGGGCCGGGCTTGGTTTTGTTTTGAATGCGAATAATCGTTCTCTTACTGAGGCAAAAGGCTTCCTGGAAGATTACGTTTCTGATGGGTTGGTCCCACTGACAGACGCGATCAAGGCGTATCAGAATATGGTCATGCGCGGGTACGATACCGCTCAAATTGAAGACATGCTGAGGATTATGAAAGACTCAGCCGCGTTTGGCCGTCAAGGTCAATACTCAATGGGTGAAGCGATCGAAAAAGCCACTCAAGGTTTGCGGATGGAAAACAGCTTGTTGACCGATTCCGTGGGTATTCAGACGAATGTTGCCAGAATGTGGGACGAGTACGCGCGATCAATTGGAACGACAACTAACGCGTTGACCTTAGCTCAAAAGCGACAAGCAGAATACAACGGCTTTATGAAGGAAGGCGGTGTCTTTGCAGGTGCTGCGGCTAAGTATGCAAATACATACGCAGGTAGGATCTCACAACTTTCGACAGCATTTTACAACTTGCGGGTTGCCGTTGGTAATGCGATCATCCCTGTATTTACCAAGGTGATCAACTGGTTTACGAGGTTGTTCAACATCGTAGGGCGGGTCATGAATTTGCTATTTGGCACCAACGTAGGTATGAATGATACCGCGCAAGGAGCTCAAGATGCAGCTGATGCGACTGGTGAGATGGCTGAAAATTTGGAACAGGCCAACAAAGCCGCAAAGGGTTCGCTTGCCTCGTTTGATAAACTCAATGTACTGAGTCAACCAGCAGAAGGCGGCGGTGGTGTTGGTGAAGGTGGTGGGGGCGGTGGTATGCCTATGCCAGTGCCAGATACTGAGCCAACCTTAGGCGCGCTTGACGAAATGGAAGAAAGAATCAGGGCGTTTGTTGAAAGAGTAAAAGCATTCTTCGCACCCCTGGGTGAAGCATTTGGGAGGCTGGGTGAGGCTCTCGGTAAGGTGGGAGAGGCTGTAAAAGGCGCATTTGAGCGCTTTTTCCCTGGTGGCATTGACTTTGAACCTTTTATCGCACTTGTTCGTGATGGCGTGATCTTCATCATTGATCTACTCGCAAAAGCAATCGAAGGTTTTGCTAATTGGATTAATGAAAATCCGGATGCGTTCAATGTATTGTTGGTGCTTTTCGCAGGGTTAGCCATTGCTGCGGCTGCTGTTTATGCACCAACCCTGTTAATCATCGCCGCGGTTGTTGCCTTACTTGCGGCGCTTGGTTGGTTGGCAAATAACTGGGATTTGGTCAAGGAAAAGGCTTCTGAAGCATGGGAGATCATTAAAACAGCTTGGAATAATGTCGCCGCCTGGTTTGACGAGCACGTCATCGCACCGCTGGAAGAAACCTGGGGTGAAATTGAAAAAAGACTTGAGGAGTTTAAGATATTTTTCACAGAGAAAGTCGTCGAACCGCTAAAAGAAAAGTTTGGCAATCTTATCGAAAAATGGCAGGAGTTCGCAGGAGTAATAAAAGAAAAGATTATTGATCCGCTGGTAAGCTGGTTTCAGGATTGGTTGTTACCAATAATACAAACAGTGCTGGGCGCAATGACTACGGCTTTCGACGTTACTTTTGGCGTGTTGCTGGGTCTTTTTACTGGAGTTTGGAGTGCAATTACTGGTGTTGTGCAAGGGGCGTTGGAAGTCATCGGTTCAGTAATTGGGATGATCATTGACGTGATTGCTGGGATTATCACGTTCCTGACAGGTGTGTTTACTGGCGATTGGGGCAAAGCCTGGCAGGGCATCAAAGACATCGTTACTGGTATTTGGGATGGAATCGTTGGCGTAATCAAGGGCACAATCAACTCGATCATCGGTTTTATCAATGGCATGATCCGGGGGATTGTGGACGGTATCAATGCGGTGATCGGATTGTTGAACAAACTGAATTTCAAAATCCCCGACTGGGTTCCAGGATTGGGCGGCGAAACATTCGGATTTAACATTGCGACGATGACCGCCCCTCAAATCCCCATGCTTGCTACCGGCGCAGTGATCCCAGCCAATGCACCGTTTGCGGCAATCTTAGGCGACCAAAAACACGGTACAAACATTGAAGCGCCTGAGAGCTTACTGAGAGACCTGATCCGTGAGGAACTTGGGCGCAATCAATCAAGACAGGACACGATCCACAATGTAATCAAACTTGACGGTCAAGTGTTGTATGACGCGGTCAAGAAGATTGATAAACGAGTGGGTACAAGTCTAATCTCAGGGAGTGGAATAAGATGATTGTGATTGACAGCATTGACTATGACATTCCTATCGTCTCTCTATCCGGACAGGCGGACATGCTGGATAAGTACGCAGAGCGGACGGTAGACGGTGTGCTGCATCGTGAGTTGATTGGCGTGTATGACAATTATGAAATCCAGTTTGCACCATCCTATCGCGATTCAGCGACTTACTCCAGACTTTGGTTCAAGCTTACTGAGCCAGTGCCCTGGCATACGGTAAAGTTCCCCACTATTTTTGGCGAACGTGAGATTGAGGGCTACTTTGCGAATACCCGCCATGAGGTGAGCAAGCAAAAGGGCGGTGTTACATACTGGAAAGGGCTGTCAACGTCCTTTGTGTCAAGAAGTAAGAGACCGACAACATAATGGCAGAGACTTATCCGATTATTCGATTTGTGTTAGATGGTACTCCGGTGGAGTTTGCTGGCTCTGATATTTTGGAGTGCAACGTCTTATTTGAGACTCATCCTATAAGCGCAACTCTGCCAGTAAGCACTGCATCAGTAAGCATTTTTACCACCGACCCACGGTTTTCTATATTCTCAGATGGTACTTTTTACAACGCGTTGTCTAAGCATTTGCCCATGACAATCTATGTGTCTGTAGACGGAGTAAACCAAATTATTGGGCAGTTCTACCTTGATACATGGGAGATGGAAACGGAAAACACCTTGAGATTTCAGTTAGTTGATATTTTGGGTGTTTGTGCGAATACGGAATATCCTGGGTCGTTTTGGGAAACAGATACGCCGCTCTCTGAAGTAGTGACAGAGATATTGAGCAGAACCACAATAAAAAGTAAGATTGACGCTAATATCAAGGATAGACCAATTAAAGGTTGGATTCCGCCATCCTCTGTAAGAGATGCTCTTCAACAAGTATGTTTTGCCGCACGAGTATCCGCCGCCACCAATCAGCCATCTGTCATATTGTTCACTGATGCAAATCTGCCTACTCAGACAGATGCAGAGAGTTATGAGTATATCGCTGACTCAGTAAAAACAGACGATCAAGTGGTTGAGCATCTACCCCAAGTGACAGACATTGAACTGACCAGTCACGATTACTACAACTTGGGTGCTGAAGCTCAAACCGTTGAGGAAATTTATAGTGCTTGGCTTGAGCCAGGAAATTATATTATTTCATATCCTAAACCATATTGGAAAGTGTGGGGCGAGGGCGCGGGTGCGTTTCCCATTTATGTTACT